TCTTGCTCCTTTTCGAGGGCCATCGTCATACACCTCTCTAGCAAAAAAACCTTGATTAGTTCTGAAATCCTCACGCACTCTTGCTCTTACATTCTGTGTGATGTAATTAAACATTGCGTGTTCATTTTGCATATTTTTTACAAAACTTATATCCCCTCTAGTATGCAGAAGTTTTAAACCTTGACCGCTCGGCAGCTTGCCAGTATACCGTAGGAAAAATTCTTCATTCGCTGAAAGACGTTCCACACCTTCGATCAAATACTTAGCAGTATCCCTATATTCTAAAGTTATGTTACTCAAAGCTTTTTCTGTCGCAATCTGTAAGCTCGTTTCAAGTTTGCTCTTCGTATACTCATCCTCAAGCACACCTATCTGATCCCTATAGAACTTTAGCACTTTATACATAGTTGGTTGGTGTAAATCTAAATCTTGAAGCTCTTTTTTAAGCTTAACAACATCCAATGTTCCGTTACCCCTAACTATTCCATTCCTATAATCCTGCGCCCAAGCATAGAACTCGCCCTCTTTGTCTGTCATTTTTTGAACAATCAAATCTATAGGTGCAGAGTTATCATAAACATTCCATTCCTGATATAGCTTAGCGGCTAATGTAGGCATACCTTTATGCAGGTAGCTTTGCGCCTTTTGATCTATAAAACCAGCAGTAAGCGTACCTCTTTCCTTCGCCGTTTCTATTTCCTCTCTATCCTCAGCTATAAGGCTAGCAAATAAACGAACATTAGTATTTTCTTGCGCCGCAAACTCACTATTCTCTTGTTTTAATTTAGCAGCAAAAGCCTTACTGTAAATGTCATAAATATCGTTTTTCTCATCTTCTGTAAATTGGTGCATGGTTAAGCCAGCCGCATCAGTATGCTCAAACATCCCTCCATGCACATCATATAAACCTAATTTTTCATATAACTCCTGCATCACCTCTTCTTGTGTCGGGAACGGAGAGCCATCTTGCAGTCTACCGTGAGCAAACTCATTGCCATGCCTTCGTGCAAACAGTTCTGCCCTGCCATAAGTTGAATCTCGAACAAAATTCTTTGTATCTATTTTCATCCGAGTAAACGAGATAGCACCAAGATTAAACCTTTTTTCTATTGCCTCAATGCCCTTCTCCATTTCATATTTAGCATCAATGGCAACACTCTTAGTTATGTTTCTCTGGTAATCTTTAATTCTGGATTGCAGGTTGGCATCGGTTTGTTTAAACTTTGTAAGGTTATATGTTCCTTCCATAACTGTTGCTTTAGATAGAGATTTTGAAAGTCTTTGGAGTACATATTTTTGCTGCTCAGGGGTTGCTTTTGGAAATATTTTTGAATACTCTTTACTCTTTAGCTCAATAGCTTTACGATATTCTGTTATTACCGCATTTTGACTTTCAGGCTCAAAAGCCCTGCTCATCTTTTCTCTAAACATTCTATCCGTATTATCAAATTGTTTATCAAAATTATTTAAAGCATACTGCTGATTAATTTGTTCAGTAATAACCTTTGCCTTCACAACGCTTGAAACCAAATTACCCATCTCTTCACGCAACAGATTTTGGGAACTGGCAGTTTTCTGCCCAATTTGATACGGCATATAATTAACTCTTAACGCCTGCAAGTTAGTGCTAGGTTGACTTGTATCTGGAACCAATACAGGCTCTTGAACAGATTGTCTTTGATCTATTGGTAGAGGATTTCCGATTTTAGGCATAATTTATTTCCTGTTAATATTCTAAGCTAAAACCACTACCCGTTGGCAAACCATAGCCAGCGTCAGACATATTAAAGGTATTGGTCATTCCTTGCCCCAAGGGTTCTCCAGCAACACTAATATCCCCAATAGTCAAAGAGCCAGTTGTGCTGTCTGCAAAGCCCCCCATTTTAGCGAAAGAGCCTATCCCGCCTGCAATTCCACTAATTAATGCGGCCTGAGCTTGCTGTTGCGCTTGATAAGCCTTAGACATTCCTGAATAGTAATTCATATTACCTTCATTGATAATATTAGCTCGCTGAACATCAGAATTATATTGTTGCATCCAAGCTGTTTGCATCAAATTATTATATTCAACCTTGCCTTTATAACGGGTCATTTTAGCCGCTTGGTCTAATCTTGATGAGGCTTGAAGGCCTCTTTGTTCTATGTTGGCTAGATTTAAGGCAGCAGATTGAGCGTCCGCTAGGGCGACTACTGCTGGGCTACCTGCCATTGTAACTCCAGCAGTACCCCATTTTGCTCGTTTTTGCGCTGTAAAAATATCATATTGCCTTTCTGCCATAAACATATCAAAGGCATTTTGATCTAAAACTTGATCGGCTTGTTGCTCTAATGCATAAGCATTATAGGAGGCATTTTCGCCAACGACCTCAGCATTTCTCTCCGTAATCGTCCGAACAATCGTCCCACGATCCTGCTCCATCTTAGCATTAAGTTCGGTAATCTGCCGATTATACATGGCAGTTGCCATTGCTGCCTTAGAAGATGCTTGACCTGCTTTATAGCCAGAAACCCCCTTAACTACTTCTGCCCCACCTGTGACTGCTGCTGCGGTAACTGGATCAATCGCCATTTTACTTCTCCCATATAGCGTACATACAATTATCTAAGTTTCCACCACAATAATTATGTAATGTGCCTTCGTAGGTAAACCCCATGAACTTTACAAATCTATGCAATTCTTCGTAATCCTTTATAACTTGGGCTTGTACCCGTTTTAATTTATACTTATCAGTAAAGTATTTCAAGTAGAACTTTACAATCTTAATATATGAAAACCTAGAAGCTGGGATATTAGGGGAACCAACTACCCAAACCTCACCAACACCCTCCCATAAAATATTTAAACCTCCGATTGCAAAAATCGTGCCATCTATATAGCCTGTATAAGCTTCTATTGCTTCCTTGCCAATAGCTTTCGCCCACTCAGTATCCGAAAGTCTAACAGCGTCTTTAATACATTCTTCATGTGGTCTAACAATTAGCTCCTTAAAATGCTTTAATCTATAAGGAACAATTTGTATATTACCACATTGTTTTAACGGAGGATCAATCCGAAACACTTAATTCACCTGCAAGGGAAATTAATGTCATTCCTAAAGGTTGTTCCTGTTTAATAGTTATAGATGAATCAGCCTCTTTCCACCCAAGATTAGTTACATCATGCTGGCCTGTAAAAACTGGAGGCGCTGAATCCATAGGATCACCACCATCTCTAAACACTAATTGCTTCCCATTCACCGAAATCCCTAATGTTTCGTATAGATTTAATATAATACGATTCCATGCCTTCTTTCTCCCAAAACTAGAACCATCTACCCTAGCAACTTCTGGCGCTAAAGTAACAAGTTCAGTCGTATATTTGAGGCCTACAGAAGCACTTGTAACGCTTGCAGACAAGGTAATTGCACCACTACTAACTGTGTTATCTGGCATAACAGCCCCATCGCCTACCACTTGAACAACTTGACCTTCCAAATGGGTTAGTCCAGACAAACTGCTAGCAGGGGAACCAGAATAACTTAACCCCGAATCTACATTGATTGTAGGATCAAGATATTCTATATACCTAACTGTAGCGCTATTAATAGTTCTTTTAACACTAATCCATAATTCATCCGACTTGCCATCCGCAGAGGGAATAACTGCAACGCTTTCTACCATTGTACCTGTTCCACCTACAGGATGTTGATGCCAAGCAACAACCTTCTGATCTCGTTGATAAGTTAGACCTAATAATACTCCATCTGCTCTAACCGCCCATACAATAGAGTCTGGTTCTTGCTGATAAGCCATATGGGTAATTCCATCCCCAGTTATATCTTCTGCTAATATCGTTAAATCAGGAGCAACAAAACCCTCTACATTCAAATCAAAAATCATTTGTCTAATTTTTTTAGTAGCTCGCTGGTTAAATAAAACTGCCCGACCAGACGTTACAGGAGCAACCGTACTTGAGCCATATTTAGTCTCTTGAACAACCCTGACATTAGATGGGGTAACAGGATTGCCATTACCATGTAGCTTAAATTCACCCCCAACAGTACCGATTAAAAGTACGTCAGCAGCCTTTAACCATCTGATAACATTTACATCATCTGTCGCAAGCGTAAATTCTATAGATTCATCATCTAACCCAGTTCCTTGATTCATATTTAAGAAATCACCAGACTTACTTGCCCATATCGTTTGTGGGTTATTGTCTGAAGCCGCCCAATACAGCCGTTCCTCGAAGAAGGTAACGCAACGTGGGTATTCTCCAGAGCTTCCAGCAAAATTAGCTGGCGCACTAGAAAAACTTAGAACGGCAAGCGTCCAAGAGGTATGACTACTACGGGTAAGTTTTCTTGGGGCGTGATTAGGGTGGGCTATATATAGAGTATCGGCTGATTGGGCGAAAGAAAGATCAAATATTTCTGCCTCTAGGTAAGGAGTTGCAACTTCTACAGCAGAGCCACCTGATTGGATTTGTCCATTATCCTTGTAAAACCTAATATACTGATCGCCAAATTCTATGATGTAAGCTTGAGTTATACTAAATTCAAATCTTACTAACCTAACTTTTTTAGAATTAGTTTTCACATTAGCTACATAACGAAAACCACCTCTACGGACAACACCACCATGCGGTAAGCTATAGGCGTTCTTTTGGGTTTTTAGACCATTATTATATTTGTTTATATCAACTCTACCATGCAAGCGTGGAGACAGTTGCCCTGCGGTAAAGTTTGTTTGTATTGGGAAAAATAGTTTCTTTGACATTTATCGAAGTCGTAAATCTGTAAGTGCGTCTGTTTCTATTACTTCTGGCGTTCCCTCCTGTGAGTCGATTGTTCTAGCCTCCCTAATTACCGCTTCATACATAGTACCCATTTGTGCAACCGTTGTCTCTGAACGGGTTATTGGATAAGCTAATTTCCACGCAAGCCGAAGCACAAGCGCCTGATAAAGCAGAGAATCAAACAGCATGGTGTCCTCTAATCTTTGAATATATGTTATATCGACTGTGGACTCTTCTGTTAGTAGCTCTCTGCCTTGTACTGCGTGGTC